CATGGTTTCACGATTTCGAGTCAGATTGGCGGAGCGGCGCGAACGTCGGCGCGTTGCCTTTCTCAACGCTAACCGTCCTCGGTTGCTGATCGTTCAGCGAAAGCCAATCGCTCGTATCGTGCGCCCCTCCGTGCTGCGTCAGCTCGAGGATAGGCGCACGTTTCACCCGCAAGGGCCTAGAAGGCCCGCTGCGGGTTTCTTTTTGCCTCGTCACAGGCTCCGCATTCCAGCACCTCGGCGTTCTGTGACGGTGGCCACTGCTCCGGGGTGGGGAATGCCAACCCTCCCCACTCCGGAGACTTTTTCACTCCCGTATCAAATTGGATTTCAGGCGCCACGGCAGGTTGCTGTCTGTGTGCGTCGGAAGGTGCGGCGTGAAGTTATTCACGCGCGGGGCATTGCTGGCTCTAGAGTGCGTCGACCAAGGCGCACAGAATATTCAGGTGTGACATGCTAGGCGAATTGATCGGTGCGGCTTCCAACATCATTGGAGGCCTTTTTGGTAATTCTGAAGCGAAGAAAAATCGCAAGCTTCAGAAGGACGCTATGACAAAGCGGATTCAATGGACGGTTGCCGATGCAAATGCTGCTGGTGTTAATCCTTTATACGCTCTTGGTGCTCCTACTTTTTCGCCTTCGCCGATCATGTCGGGGATGGGCGATAGCATCGCGGCTGCTGGTCAGAACATTGGCCGTGCTGTTGATAGTGCTGCTGATCCGGGGGAGCGTTTGGGGTCTATAGATCAGGCCGCTCGGAAGCTGCAGCTCGAGAATATGGCGCTGCAGAATGCGAAGCTGGCGTCGGAGATTCGGTTGACGCAACAGGCGGGGACCCCTCCGGCTCTTCCCGGCGGGGCTAAGTCGGTTATTGCTGGTCAGGGTGATGGGCGTATCGCTACTGATCCTGACAGCGCTCCTTTGTCGCTTGTTCTTCCGCGTACGGATGATAGCGGTAAAGATCGTTGGGTTGCTGGTAGGGCGACCAACTCGCAGACCATAGCTGACATGTATGGCGATGCCGCGCAGGAGCTTTATGGCATGGCGCGGCTTGGTATCGATGCTTATCGGAATTTGGTGAAGCCGTATGTTGATCCAGCCTTGAAGGCTGCTGCACAGAGAGTTCTGGAGGCCGATCGGGCCCTCCCGCCGTTGCCGAAGCGGCGTCGTTTCGTCGGTCGTTATGGAGGGAGGTGATTTTATGCGTGGTCGTAGGTCCGTTGGCCGCCGCCGTATGTCGTCGCGTCGTCGCGGTTCTCCGCGGCGTCGTCGTATGTCGCGGCGTCGCGGCGTTGGCGCGGTTCGCGTCGGTTTCAGGATGTAGCGCTGTGAAGTGCGAGAATCCTTTTTGGGGCACTGGCACACGGGCGGACAAGCTTGTTCCGTACCCGTGCGGCCAGTGCCTTTCCTGTCGAATCAATAGGAGAAGAATATGGACACACCGTCTCATGCTGGAGAGCTTGGCCCATTCGTCCAGCTCGTTTTTGACATTGACCTACTCGGACGAGAATTTACCGAGGACGAAGGAAGGAGGCTTGCCCACATTATCTCCAGTGGACTTGCAACTCTGGTTGAAGAGGTTTCGGAAGGCTCTGTCACCGTCAAAGGTGAGGTACTATGCGGTTGGCGAGTATGGGGACGAGACGCAACGTCCCCACTATCATCTAGTTGTTTTCGGCCTGCAGACGTGTGCTCGCGGCAGGACCAGCCAACGGGCCATTACGGAAATGGGGAGCTGCTGCTCGATATGCAGCATCGTTTCGGACACATGGGGCAAGGGCCGTGTGGAGGTTCTTCCATTTTCTCGAGAGCTGTCGAATTACATCTCGGGGTACGTGACGAAGAAGCTAACGCAGAAGGATCACCCTTGGTTGAAGGGCCGCCATCCTGAGTTTGTGAGGCAGTCTAAGCAGGAGGGTGGTCTCGGTATCGGTATGGTTCCTGAGATTGCGTCTGTGTTGTTGCAGTATGATCATGAAAAGGATTTGGAAGATGTTCCTATCGCTCTTGCCCACGGCCAGAAGTCCATGCCTTTGGGCCAATATCTCCGCCGTAAGCTTCGTGAACATTTGGGGCGCGATCCAAAAGCGCCTGTCTCTGTTCGTGAGGCCCAAGAGGAGGAAGTGCAGCCTTTGCGAACGATTGCGTTCAATAGCTCGTCATCTGTCGCGCAGGCGTACAAGGACCTATGGGAGGGCGCGGTAGCGCGTTCCACAACGAAATATGAGATTTTCAAAAAAAGGAGAAAGTTATGAAGCGCAATAAATTTTCACTGTCGTACAAGAAGCTCTTGTCGTGTGACATGGGCGAGTTGGTGCCTTGTGGCTTGACCGAGGTCTTGCCGGGTGATTCGGTTCAACACGCCACAAGCTTGTTGCTCCGAGCCAGCCCTATGCTGGCTCCTGTGATGCACCCCGTGCATGTGCGGGTGCATCACTGGTTTGTGCCTCACCGTTTGGTGTGGGACTCTTGGGAGAATTTCATCACTGGTGGTCCGGATGGTTTGAATGCGTCTGTTTTTCCAACTATTGATATGCCTGTTGGCACTGGCGCTGTCGTCGGCTCTTTGGCTGACTATCTTGGTGTTCCTACTGGTGTCGCTTCACTGAAGGTGTCTGCGCTGCCCTTTCGCGGGTACGCTCTCATTTGGAATCAGTGGTATCGGGACCAGGACTTGGAGACGCCTCTGGCGCTGTCTACCGCAGACGGAACCGACACAACCACTTCTACCGTTCTCAAGAACTGCGCTTGGGAGAAGGATTATTTTACATCGGCTCGGCCGTGGGTACAGAAGGGGCCTGCAATCACTATTCCTCTCGGCACACGTGCGAATGTTAAAGGTATCGGCGTGGTGGACGGTGCTGCAACATCCGCCATCCCGGCTAACGTTCGTCAGTCTGACGGAACTATCATGACTGGCAATTGGGCTGGTGCTGCCAATTGGTACTTCAAGACCGTGACCACTGGTAACACTGGTTCGGGCAATCCTCCCGACATTTGGGCTGATCTGTCTGGTGCCTCTGCTATCACGGTGAACGCGTTGCGTCAGGCTCTTGCTTTGCAGCGGTTTGAGGAAATGCGTGCGAGGTACGGTAGTCGGTACACGGAGTATTTGCGTTACCTGGGTGTGCGGTCTTCAGACCAACGTTTGCAGTTGCCTGAATACCTGGGTGGCGGTCGTGAGGTGATTCAGTTTTCGGAGATCTTGCAGACTGCTGCTGATGGTACGAATCCTGTGGGTACTCTTCGCGGCCATGGTATCGCTGCTATGCGGTCTAATCGGTATCGTCGTTTCTTTGAGGAGCATGGTTATGTGTTTACGTTCCTGTCGGTCATTCCCAAAACTGTCTATATGCAGGGACTGTTCCGGCATTGGAATCGCCGCACCAAGGATGAATTTTGGCAGAAGGAGCTCGAGCACATTGGGCAGCAGGCTGTCAAAAATAAGGAGGTCTACGCGGCTCACGCGTCGCCGGATGCCACGTTTGGGTATCAAGATCGGTACGACGAATATCGGCGAGCTGAAAGCCTTGTATCGGGTGAGTTCCGCACGACGCTGAATTTCTGGCATATGGCGCGTGACTTCGGCTCGTCGCCCGCTTTGAACGGGACGTTTGTTTCTGCTAATCCTACGGAGCGAATTTTCGCGGTTCCATCGACTGACAACCTTTGGATCATGTGTAACCAGTCTATCCAGGCCCGCCGGCTTGTGGCGGCGTCTGGTAAGTCGTTCATCTTCTGAGATCTAAACTGAGAGAGGAGTTTCCTATGAAAACGATTGAGAAGATCATTGAAGGGAAAGAGGACCAGGTAACGGGTCCTAAGATTAATGCTCACCGCCTGGATGAATTTGGGCGGGAGATTGTTGATGGGCGGCCTATGCAGCCTCCCGTGGGCTATGTGGAGCAACCTTCGCTCTTCGAGCAGATGCGTGTTGCTATGGCTGAGGCTTCTTTGCGGGCTGCTTCGATGGGCATCGAGACGGAAGAGGAGGCCAACGATTTTTACATCGAGGATGATCCCGAGTCGGGTGTTCCTCCGTCGCAATATCAGTATGACGAGGATCACGTGCTGGAGGAGATGGCTACTAGGATGCGTGCTGATTACTCCGCTCGCAACGTGGGAGCGGAAGACCCCGGCGTAGCCGGATCGCCGCCTAGCACGCCCCCAAAGGGCAAGAAAACGCCAACTCCGGAGCCCTCTTCCGGGGGGTCTGAGGGGGGCGCATAGCGCCCCCCTCTCCTTGGGGGGACCGGGGGGACTGTCCCCCCCGGCGGGGTGTGGGGGCGGAGCCCCCACCCCCTCTTTACAGTTACCACCCTTGTTGGTAACTGTATC